ATAGCGTTTATCTCCAACTTTATATTCAAAACCTTTGAATTCGTCATTAAACACTTGATCTGTTTTTTGCAAAAATACAGATTTAGCTTTTTCAGCTATTTTTGATGATTCTTCGTTTTCTGTGTTATACCTATTGAAAAAATCTACAGCCTTCTGTTGATCAGACGTTAGTCTAGACCCAGCTTTGATTTCTTCATAGTATTTGGTTTTTAGCCCTTCAAGTTCAGACTTAGCACTTGCCACCTCTTCTTTGAATGCTAATTTTTTTCTTTTCACATCTCTTTCATCGTCTACCTCTTCATCAAACGTAAACTTATCTTCAATAAGAAAGTCGATTTCTTCGGATGACAGATGTGGTTTAGATTGTTGATAATATTCTCTAAGCAATGCAAGATCATCTACATTTGAATAATCTTTGTTGAGCGCTACATAGTCTTCAAGCGATCCGCCTGTTTCGTTTATAAAATCAACAACCTTTTGAATATTTTCAGGAAGCTCTATACCTTGCTCCTCTTCTTTTTGAAATGCTTCTTCAACTTTTTCAGCAAGATCTTCAACTTCTTTTATTGTTTCTTCTTGCTCTTCTTGCGCTGGAAGTTCTTCTAAAACTGTTTGTTCAGTTTCTTCTTTTACTTCTTCTTCTTGTCGTACTTCTTGCAATTCCACTTCGGTTTTTTCCCCAGCTTCTTCAGCCGGTTCATCTCCGCGTAGCACGCTGCCCTCTGTTTCTTGTTCTTGAACGGCATTTTCTTCTTCTTTATTTTGTTTGGCGGCTGGGGGCTGATTTAAATCAACTTTATACATACCGTCTTCAAATACAGTGCCTGCTTGTTCTTGCAGGGCTTCTTCTTTTTCTTGTATTGATAACTCTTCGTTTTCAATAGCTTTTGCTTCAACGTTTTCAGACATAATAAAATATTATAAGATTATACACTATACATTACTTGGGTTCAAAAGAACCTAAGTCAAAATCACCGCTAAGTATATCGTTTCCTGCAGATTCAAATACTTTTGGCGGCAAATTGTTTTTTCTTTGATTAATAAGCTCACTCTGCTGTGATGCTTGTATTTTAGTTCGCTCGTCTTTACGATCCTCTTTTTCTTTTATAGCAGACTTAGTTTTTTCGACTTCTATGCCTTTTAACTGCATATTCATTTGAAATTCAAGCTGCATTAAATCTTTCTTAAGCTGCGCTTCATTAGCTAGTCTTTGCATTTCAAGCTGCGACTCTAATTGTTTAAGCTCTGCTTTTTGCGCAGTTAAAGCTTGTTGTTTTTGTACTTCTGCTTGTGCTGCAACTTGTTGAGATTGAGCGTTTGCTTGTGCTTGCGCTTGAATATTTTCTTGCTGCATTGCTTGATCACGCTCTAGTTTTTTACGCCTACGTATTTTAAGCAATTGATTTGCAAGCTGAATATTTTTTATTTCTCTTAAATCAATAGCGTCTTCTAGTTCGATAATACTTGCAGATAAAGCAGTTTGTATATTGTTTTCGAGTTTTTGGGCTTCTTCTTCGTCTGGCATTAAATCAATAAAAATACCAAAGTCATGCAAATGTAACTCTTTAAGCTCAGCAAGCGTAGCTACGTTGTGAACGCCTATTGACTGTATAAACGCTTCTCTTGCTGGTAAATACTCAATGACGTCAGATATGCGAAGCATAATTTTTTCTGCTGTTTCAGCCGTTAAAAATAAACCGGCTTGTAATATATGCCTTGTAGCGGTATTAGAATTAGCAGCTGCTATTTTTTGTATACCAACTAGTGCGTTTTTATCAGGAGTACTTCCATCTCTAGCTTCATTAAGACCAGTAGCATCTCTCATCATTTGTAAATAATAATTATATGTACTTATAAGAGATCCTATTTTATTGTTACCGGAGCTAGATGCAATTTCTTGGATTGGCACTTTGCCTGGGTTCATGTCACCATCAGATGTAAATGATCTGCCAATTACAGAACCCGTTTGGAAAAACATATTTAGCGCCTCCTGGGGATTGTAATTTGTTCCATTACCTAAATCTATTTCCGCTAATCCATCAGCATCTAAGTAAACACCATCTGGCACCATGCGTGACAAAACTTGTTGTAGCTTAAGATGTGTTAACTGTATCATATCAGCAAATCCAGTTATTCTGCTAACTAAGCTTTCTATACGTCCATTATAAATTCTAGGTGCTACAATTGAATAATTCATTCTTACTTTTGTAGCGTCGCTTTTCGGACGTAACATGTTTTCGCATAGCTCCCATTTTAAAAGTCTATTTGCGCCTGGTATAAAAACCCCGTCATAAAGCACCTCTACATTTCTAGCTATTCTTTCAAATCTAGCTCTACTATCCGTAGGGGGATTAAAGTTTTCATCTTTAACTATTGCTTTTTCAGCACCTGTAGCGGTGTTTTTTATTTTGTAAACTTCATTATGGAAGGTCTTATAGTTAAAATACAAAACATCAATTGTGTTTGCGTCTTGCACTTTACTTGTAGGATTTAACTTGTTATACATTCCATAATTAGAATATGAGTTTGAAGATATATCCTCAAGGTCTTCATTAGTTAATTGTGGAAATTGTTTTTTAAGTTCATTAATTGTAACTGTTTTGACTTCACCAACATAATATATATCGTCAAAATAAGGCGACTCATTATATGAATAAACAAGGTTAGCTGGGTCTACATACTTAACAGTTATACCTTCTGAATTACTATATTCTGTTTTTATAGACGCAATACCTAAAACTGTTAAATCGTAATAAAATCTTTTACGTGTTAATTCGTATCTATTTTTATTTAATATAACGTTTATAGCTTCTTCCTCGGCTATTTCTACAGCTTGTTTATAGCTAAGCTGCATATGTAATGACAATTCTTCTTCGTTTTCTGGTAATTCAGATACATTACTTTCCTGTAAGTTTATACCAAAATTTTCAGCAGCAAACTGCGTTAACTCTTTTGCTCGCATATCGCTGAGTATACTTTCCATATACTCTGTTCTTTTTTCTATGCCAAACGGATCTTGCGAATACGCGTTTATATCGTAAGTTCGCTGAGCCATACCGTTAACAACTATATCTACAAATTTAGGTATAATTGGCACTGGCTTCCAGTCAAGGTTGAGGTAGGACATGTCCCCGTTTATTGAAAGCTCGTCTTTATATTTTTGTATTGATTGCTCGCCTCTCGCATATAATCTTAATTTATGATATGCATTTTGATTTACGTAAAATCTGTTTGTAGCAGAATCTCTTTTAAACCATTCATTCTCAATAGCACGAGCAACATCAAGCCCATATTTAGAGCTCGCCTTTTCTATGTCGTTAGCTGTTTGGCTAGGGAAATGACTTTTTACAACTGACTCAGCCATAATTTTTTATTAGTTTTGATTTTTGTCCTTCGTTTTTATATTTTGCAATATTAAAGGATAGTTTTAATTTTTGCCGTTCTTGATTAGGAGCATACAAATGTCGGTTGCATGCCATAATAGCCAGTCCGGAACTAATAGCGGCATCAAATTTAGTTCTTTTAGCCAAATCATATTTAGCCCAATCATTTAACGTGCTATTGAAATACATTTGCCCATATGTGCCGTCACTTTGCAGACCAACATATTTTTGTATATAAGACTCTATTGCCGCGGCATGAGCCTGTTTAATATCTTCACTTGAGTTTGGCATTCCACCTATTTCTTTTTCAGCAACAGATAGTTTATTAAATGCTTTATCAGGCCTGTTGATTGAAAACTTCCTGTAGCCTCTGCGCTTTAAATAATACAATAATCTAGGTTTGTTATTTTCTGCTAGTATTGGCATGCCATAAAAATGCAGTGCCATTAATACATCTTCAAAAAACATTTCAGCAGTTTGAGGCCTCGCAACATATTCAAGAAAAAACATGTTAGAGGGAGCCTCTTCCATACTAAATTTAGTTAATCCATGAAGCGCACCTTTTGAACCTTTGCCGTCGGTCGTGCCTGATATATCATATGAGTCACATCCAAATGCACCAACGTGTTCGTTACCGGGATATAACACCCCTCTTTTCTCTATTACGCGGTTTTGAAGATTTGTAGGTGGCACCCAACTTACTTTAAATCTGCCATTTGGGTTTGGGCTAAATACAACACTGCTATCTTTTATACCGTTTGCCCAGCTAAAGCTTCCTTGCGTTATACCAGCCGATGAATATATATCATCGTTGTAATCTATTTGTTCGTATATTTTTGCAAGGTTAAATATACTATTTTGCGTTTCATCTCTAAAAGCGTGCTCTTCTGTACGCGGAAACTGCCTATACATTTCGTTTAAAGCATCCTGGTCACCTTTTAAGCCATCAACTTCATTGTTCCAATGATCTATAACCCCGACCTCAATAAGGTCCCCATACGGGCCTTCAATTGGTTTTTGCGGCGTATCAAAGACAGGGTTTCCAAAAGAATCAATGAATCCTTCGTAGTTCCATTCCATAGGTATGAACAAAGAAT